ATGAGTGACCAATTGATCAACCGACACCGACCGGCGAGCTTTGATGTGATGTACGGGCAGGACAAGGCGATTGCCGCGTACCTCGCCGCCGAGAAGCACGCCCGGTCCTTTATCTTCGCCGGACCGTCTGGTGTCGGCAAGACGACAATGGCACGGATCGCCGCTGCCATGATCGGCGCGGAGGTGTTGGAGCACAACGCCGCGAAATTCAATGGTGTCGAGGCGATGTCGGAGATCACCGACATGTTCGACCGCCATCCGTTGCTCAGTACTGCCATTCGTGCGATAATCATTGACGAGTGTCACCGGATCACCCAGGCAGGATGGTCACTGCTACTCAAGCCGCTCGAAGACGCGCCGGACTGGTTGCGGGTGTATCTGTGCACCACCGAGCTTGGTAAGGTACCGGATACCATTCGCGGGCAGCGTTGCCCGGTGATCCAGTTACAGGATGTGGGTACCGACGATCTAGTGACTTACCTCAGTGATTGCTGTGACCGGGAAGAGTGGGACGAGACACCGGACGAAGTGCTGGCGTTGTGTGCACGGAACGCCTTTGGATCGCCACGCCGCGCGCTGACACTCCTGGGATCGTGTCACGATTGCATTGACCGCAAAACGGCGGCGGAACGGATCAATGTCACTTTGGCAGCGGATGAGTCACCGGACGGTTTGGCGTTCCAGTTGGCGCGCACTATCGCCGCAGCGGATCGCGCCGGGGTACAGTCCGTCCTGCGCAAGATCAAGAAGCACGACGAACACCCTGAGGGGGTCCGCCACATCGTCCGCGCTTATTTCGAGAAGGTAATGCTCAGTGCCGATAGTGACCGGGTATGGGGTTTTGCCACCAAGGTACTGTACCATTTCGCCGAACCAATCCCCGACATGCCAGCCCTGTGTTTGGCAGTGGGCCAGCTAATTTAGGAGTGACCAATGGCCGAAGAGACAATGGAACAAGCCTGGGAGCACCTGGAGAACGGCAAGAAGTTCTCGACGGACTTGGCTGAGATCGATGATGACTTGATTGGTCACGCCCAGTTGTATGGTAGTGCCGCCTCTTGGTACGCCAGGGCAGCAGAGCGGCGCGATGCCGCCAAGTTCCAAGTTACCGTGCTCGCGGCGCAGTTAGACAAGGATATCCGCGACCAATTGGTGGCGGATGGTGAAAAAGTCACCGAGGATAAGGTCAAGGCGCTGGTTATCCTGGAACCCGAGTACCAGAAGGCGGTCCGGCGGTTGCACAAGGCTGAGCAATGGGTCAACAACTGGGACGGGATGAAGGAGTCCTATAAGCAGCGATCGTACATGATCAAGGAGTTCATCCAGCTACGCTCGTTTGACTACACCGGTGAGCGACTGGGTAACTCTCGCTATGATGCAGTTCAGCGGTCACTCGATAGGAGAGGGGTCAGGCAATGACACTCTGGATGGGTGTTGCAGGCTTCTTGTTACTGTGTGTCAGTAGTTACGTGGGTGGGTACCTTGCCTCCTGTGGCTGGCACCAGCGGAAGCGTGAGTTTGTACGGCAGATGATGTCCGATCACACGGAGGTGACCAATGGCAAGGAGCGCAGCGCGACGGCGTGAGTTTGACTACACCCCGCCGAGTTTTGAGGAGACCGTCGAACGGGCTGACCGCCAGGGCAGCATGTACGATAATCTCTTCAAGGGTGTCAAAATCTACAAGCCAGCGGAGGGGCGGAACATCGTCCGCATCCTGCCGCCGACATGGAAGGGCGCGACCCACTACGGGTACCCGATCTTTGTGCACTACAACATCGGACCCAAGGAAGGTGCGTATCTGTGTCTGCGCGAAAACAAAACGTCACCACACAAGAAGTGTCCTTTGTGCGAGGAACTGTACTCGCTTGGCGCACGGGCGACACCGGAAGACCGGAAGGCACTGATGCCGACCCAGAGTATCATCTATTACATCCTCGATCGTAACCAGCCGCAGCAGGGTGTGTTACTGTGGCGGGTGTCGGGAACCGCCGACAGCGAGATCGCGGCGCAGAGTGTCAACCGTCGCAAGGGTTCCGTACTAAACATTGTCGATCCCGAGCGCGGCTATGACCTGGAGTTCATGCGCTCCGGTCAGAAGCTCAACACCCGGTACCGGGGATATCAGGTGGTCCGCGAGGACAGCCCGATGACCGATGACGGTCGGCAGTTCGATGAGGTGGTCGACTTCATCTTCGACAACCCGTTGCCCGAGTGCCTGAACTTCTACAGGCCTGAGCACATCGAGGCGGTGTACACCGGTAAGGCGGAAGACGCTGATGATGACGACGACGCCCCACGCCAGCGCAGCCGTTCCGCACGGGGTCGTGATGACGACGATGACGACGATCGGGCACCACGTCGTGGCCGCGCTCCACCGCCGGACGACGATGATGACAGTCCGCCGTTTGATGACGACGACGATCAGATGACCCGCGCCGTGCCGCGCCGCTCCAGGCTGAGCCGTGAGATCGACGACGAGATACCGGAGCGGGGGGCCGAAGCTCCACGCCGCTCGCGCGGTCGTGTGGCGGTGGAAGAGGATGACGACGACGACCCGCCGCCGCCACGTCAGCGGGCACGGGCACGCACGCGTGATGATGACGACGATCCGCCGCCGCGTGGCCGGTCCCGCGCCGCCCGCGATGACGACGACGACGATGGGGACGAGGTGGACGATCGCCGCGCCCGCATGCGAGGACGGCTCAACCGCCGGGATTAGTCACTAAGAATAGATGGAAACATGCAAGCAGTACGGAGGGCGAAGTGGCACGGGTAGTGATGGAAGAAGACACCAATGTGGGTGGTGGTTACTACTTCGCCCGCCGTTCCAACAGTATTGAGTTCATCCCATCGGGGGCCGCCGTGCTCGATTGCTTGGCTGGGGATACGCCAATTCTCACCAGGGAATACGGTGTTGTCACTATTTCGTCGGTTTCTGGCGAAATAGTGACTCTTCTTGATGGTGATCGGAACTGGGTGAGATGTCCGATAATCGATCACGGCGTGCGGAAAACGTTCGCGACCACCTTTAGAATTGGCTCTAGTATTAATAGTGTTACTATCCGGTCCACTGCTAACCACGGTTGGATTGGACCGGATAGTAACAAAATTAAAACGAATGCGTTGACATGCGGTGTTCCACGATGGAAATCCTCTCCGAGGAAACGAGAGTACTCGGTGATTGAGTATGTCAAGCCGATCCCAGTCACTCAAGGAGATGACTACAATCGTGGTGTTATTCATGGTTTGATTTACGGTGATGGATCACGTAATACGGGCGGTAATAGGGGGTTTAATTTGAGAGTGTATTCGGAGTTCAAGCTCGCTGCTTGTATGGTGTTCCTGGCCGGGTTCACGTCAAAGGAGCGCGCCTACCAAACGACGGTAAGTTCTGGAGTGTATGTAGAATTTAATATTCCTTACAGATATGCACAGGGGGTGGATTTTAAGACACTGCCTGACGCATCTAGCGTTTCGTTGGAGTATCTTGTGGGGTTTATTAGGGGGTGGTTTGCCGCTGATGGTCATGTGTCTAACCAGCCTAGAGCTTGTTTAGCTTGTGGTGAGATGGAGGTAAGCTGGTTACGTAAGTGGGCACCTGTTATTGGTTGGCAGCCGCTGTGTGATAAAAAGCACCCCGATACGACGAACTTGGGCAAAAGGAATAAAATGCTTTATAGTCTCTATTTTGCCGCTAGATCGATGGTTATAGAAGACTTTTTGTTACAACATCATCGGGACCGCTGGTGTTTCGGTGAGAGAGAGAATCACGATTGGCGGGTCACCAAAACAGCGCATGACCCCAGGATTGAGAGAGTGTACTGTCCGGTGGTGCCCACGACGGAAAGTTTTGCTCTCGGTGATTTTATTCACTCTTCTAATTGCACCCTAGGCGGCGGTTGGCCGATCTCGCGTATCGCCAACATCATCGGTGATGAATCTACCGGGAAGACCTTGATGGCGATCGAGGCGTGCGCCAACTTCGCCGAGATGTTCCCGAAAGGTAACATCTACTACCGTGAGTCCGAGAGTGCCTTTGATGAGCCGTACGCCGAGGCACTCGGCATGCCGGTCGACCGGGTCAAGTT